CCGGGCCGGGGTGAACGTGTGCCGCCACTCGTCTTCCATTTTCATCAGATAGATGTGGCGGGTGTCCCAGATGTAGGCACGTTTGCTGTGTCCCAGATCGTCAAGCGTTGGATCATAGTCGATCGACACGTCGTTGAAGCTCATCTGCCCCATGGCGCCGTCCTGGGGACCCTTGAACCCGCGCAATGAATAGTTGCCGTTGGCGCGGATTTCGGTTTCCATTGCCGAAATGAAGGCACTCCCTGCGAAGCACTTGTTGGGTCGGCCGCCGTAGCGGATCAGCTGCCGCCATTCGTTTTGCAAGAACGTCAGCAGCGCACCGCCGTTAGTGGCCGCCGACGTAACCGGGCCTTGTCCGCCGGCCGTGCCGTTGGCGGCGGTAGCGGCACGATTGCGCCACCAGGTGTTGGTGGTGCGGGTCAGGCCGCCCAGTGCGCCCACGCTTGGGCTATCCACCAGGATCGCCTGCATCCCCGCCAAGGCTTTGGGATCAGCGGTGCCGTCACCCCACAGCAGCGCGTTCATGGTCCGCGCATACTGCTCGCCGAAGTCTTGCAGCTTGTCGGCGAGCAAGTTCACCAGCGCGGTCATCTCGCGTCCGCTATGCTCTTCGGTCTGGCTGCCGCTGCCGGTCTCGTCGGTGACACTGATGCCGTCGATCTTGAGTTCAGTGTGCGTGAGCGTCAGACCGATGTGGTGTTCGCGCCATGGGAAGTTGACACGATCGATATTCGCCGGCGTGTAGAAATTGACCGTGTCGTTGTGCGTGTAACCGACCACGCCATCATTGACGCCGGCCGCACCGAAGCGGCCCTTGATCGCCAGCGAGATGTTGCCCTTACCGCCTGGGAACATCTTGTTGAGACGCTCCATCGCTTCGAGCAACGGCTTCGCCTGGATCGATTGCTTGAAGGTGTCGCCTCGGTTCAGATAAAAGTCCAACGCCGCATTTGCGATGTTGGTGAGTTCTCCTGCTGTGAACGCCATTGAGCGTGCCCCCGTCAGTGTCGGGTGGCACGCGCCCTTTCAAGGCCCGCTAACGCTGCTTCCATCAGGCTGTTGGGTTGGGGACGCGCACCGTTGACCACGCGAGTGCTGTCCGGGACAGGACGCGTGGCCTGGGGAGGCGGCGTGAACTGCCCCACCATGCCACCGGCTTCCTGGTAAGCGCGCTGCGCCAGCGCCACTGCCGCTTCCGGTGACTGAGGGGCACCGTGTTCGAGCATGAGCGCTTGCGAGATGCGCAGGACAGCATTCGCTTTGCGGGCATAGTCCGGGTCCCGTTGCCTGACGCCTTGTTCCCAAACGACCACAGCATCACGGACACTGTCCGCGACCTGCTGCTGCCGGTTCTGCTGAAGGTTTCTGTCGCTCGCCTGCGCCTGGCCGTTCAGTCTGGCATTGGCGTAGCGCAGCCGCGACATTTCGGCGGCAGTCTCGTGAGCGATCTCGCCGTCATTGACCTTCGCCTGAAGGTCCTGGGGGAGGAAGTCCCCCAGGGCTTCGTTCGCGAGCTGCCAATAGGGGGCGATGCCGTCACGGAACTCCTTCATCCGGCCAGCGCGTAAGTGAGCGCCGACGCCAAGCAGCAAGTTCACGTCTTCCGGGGCGAGTTGTGCCTCGCTTAGGTAGCCGTAGAACTGATCCCACTTGGCTGCCGGTTCCTTCAGCCTCTCCAGTTCGGTTCGTGCGGAATTGCGTTGCTCGATCAGTCGTTCCACGCGTTTGCGGGTCTTCGGAATGTAAGCCCCGAGTTCCTGTTCGCTTGGATCGACTTCGAGCGGATCGGGCGTCCCGTCCCGGGACGCCGACGTAGGCTCGGGTGTTGGACTAGCCGGCGCCGCCTCACCATCGAGGTTCTTGGCGGCTGGCACAACAACCTGCTTGACCGCGCTGAGCAGTCCCTCGTGGTCGTCGGCCGGGGCATCTGACGGGGATGCCGTGTCATTGGTCGTCGGGGCTGCGGTGCCTGGGGCCGCACTGTTATCAGGCGCGTATGCAGGCGCCGATGTCGACGTGTCTCCATCGGATGCGCCAGGCGAGGCGCTGAAATCGTTATCCGCCAAGGGCCTGCGTCTCCTGCGATAGCTCTCACAAGCGAAGCTTGTGAGCTAGCGTCCTGGCTTGTAGGTCACTGTGACCTACAAATGCAACATAGCTCTACCTGCGCGAGCGCTTGACTATAGCCAGTCCAAGCAGACCGACGCCCATCAGTGCCAGTCCTGCCGGCTCGGGCACTGCCGCCGCGCTCGCGCTAAACGTGCCACTCACGCTGCTGGTGAACGAACCGATACTGGTTCCTACAATGGCGAACGCTGGGCTGATATTGGCGAAGCCCAGTCCGATCGCACTTGGTGACGCGAGGTCGGTGATCACCGCAGAGGCAAAGTTGATAATGTCCGGTGGCGAACCGGCCGCCAGTGCGCCACCAGGGCCGACGCCGATGACGATGTCAGTGAACGATCCGCTCAAGTAGTTGGTGCCGGTGTTGTTCGCCAGCGCATTGATCGAGAACGTGCCGGCGTAATGCTGCGCCGCGCCATTGCCGACCGGGGTCGCCGCGCCAGTCGACGCCAAGCTAAGATCGAGGAACGCCGCAACAGGCACGCCGTTCTCGATCTGGGTAATGGCGATCGGCGCGTCGCTCGCGGTGATCGTGGTCGCAGTCTGCGCGCCATTCTCGGTCGCCGTGATTGGCGTGCCACTGGTCTGGCCAAACGTGAGGATGACAGCGCCATAGGCTGGCGGCATTGCCGCAAGGCCGATGGTGGCGGCACCGGCCAAAAGTAGGGACTTCATCGGGTGTTACTCCTTTGGGGTTACGACTTGCCGCAAGTTTCGATCAGTTTGATCAGCACACGCTCACGGGCATCCAGTTGGCTATCCATGTGCCAGATCAGCCCACCAACCACTAAGACGTTGACCAGTAGCAACGCGAGGAACTGCGCCGGCAGCCCACCAATGAGTTTGCTGCCCAGCCCAACAAGACCTTTGGTTTCCTCTTCAGTCATTCCCTCCCACTCATGGTGTCGGCACTCCCTGATTAGGTCGTAAGCGAGGACCACCGCCGCGTCCCGGCATCAGACCGTTGACGCCCGGGACTGGCGGCATGCGCGCACCCAGTCTGCCGTTCACCGGATTGATGGCCGGCGCATTCTGATCGCCCTGTGCCCCTTGGGCGCTCGGATCGCCGAGACCACCGCCGCGTGGCGCACCGGCCTGCGGACCGGCGCCTGGCGTGGGTCCCGGGTGCATCACCCCAGGCGGGCCGCCAGGCGGCATCCCAGGCGGGCCAGCGCCAGGCGGCATGCCGGGCATCAGGACTGGGCCAGGGCCGCCCACGGGCATCGCCATACCGGGGCGAAGCTCGCCTGACGCCGTCACCTGGTTGACCGGGTCCTGCGGCTCGGGCGCCTGCACGCCGCCGGGGAGGCGGTTCATCGCATCCATCGACGGCATGCCCGCCACGAAGGCGTCTGTGAGGTCCAGGCGATCGTCCAGCCGCTTCAGCAGCTCACGCGCCATCCACTCCGGGTTGATGCCGGGAACGCGTTGCAGCATCGGGAAGATGACCTGGGCGTTGGTGACTTCCTGCTGCTTGTTGGGCCGGCCGGTGGAGCCTTGCTTGACCGAGAGGTAGATGTTCTTCGCCACGTCTTCCTTGGTCAGCTCGGGCCACACCGCGCCCGGCCCGACGATCTCCTGGACAGTCTGGGCGGAGACGTTGAGCAAGAGAATTTTCCCGGCCGCCATCGCCAGCTGGGTCAGCATGTCGTCCTGGTCGTCGATCACTGACGACAAGTCAGTGTGGCGGGACGCGTCGGCGACTGCGGCCTCCGTTGCCGTGGAATTCGTGGTCTGTCCCATGCTGGACTGGTCCTGTCCCAGGACACGCAGCAAGTCCTCGAAGGTCTGGTTGGTCTCGTAGAGCGCTGGATCGATCGGCGGCATCTTGATAGGCTGTAAGACATCGTCGACCTTCTGGCCGGGCGCCAGCGCATTCAGTTCGATCAGCGCGTTCGCCGGGTGGGTGCGCAGCTTCTCCTTGTCCTCTTCCTCCAGGACGCCGGCAGCCACGGCCGTCTTGGGTCGGTTCGCTCGCCTATGCTCCCGTAGACCCTGTCTTGCCCGGTTCAGTTCGAGCTGCATGTCCTTCAGCAGATCGATATCCGACTTCGGGAAGACTTCCCGCTCGTGGTAGGTCTCGTTCAGGACGATCGGATACCAAGGCCAGAAGTCATCGTTGTAAACGTCGGGCGCGGCGGGTTCCTGGAGAAAGTCCTTGTAACCATCGCACAGGACGTAAACCAGGCCGTCTTTGCGCGAGTATATCTCCCAGACGCAGGCCAGGCTTTCGCCGCCATCGGGGAGTAGGCCGGGGAGACTTGGATTATTGCTGTCGCTGACCGAGTTACTGAACGTGCCATTGATGATGTCGTCACGGGAATAGGCGCGATATCCGTAGCCCACGTCGACGTTGTAAATCTCCTGCACTTCATCGACCGTGAGGAAATACTCCTGCGCCACGAAGTCGGCGCCCAGGAAGCCTTTCAGGTTGCGGCACTTGGGATCGACGATGATCGATGTCGTGTCAGGATAATCGAACGTCAGCCCCTCGCGGACGATCAGCTTAGGTTCCTGGTGCAACGCTTGGATCGCAAGCCTCAGTTCTTCCGCTTCGGCGCTGTCCAGCTGAACCTCGTTATCCGCCAGGTCCGCCGAGAGGCGCTCGATATTGGCGATGCGCTCGCTCATATCGGCGATGCGGCTCTCGACTTCCGGTCGCATCTTGAGCGCACGCTGAAAGCCCAGTTTGACGTAACCGACACCCGTGATGATCGCGCGCCGGATGGACGCCTTCATCATCGTCTTGAACGGGAAGGTCTGCTGGTCGACGTTATAGTTGTAAAGTATCTCCAGCGTCTTGCAGACGCGGTCCAGCATCTTGTCGTAGGACTGCACGTTCTTGAAATCGGCCATGATCGCCGCCGCGTTGGGCGCGCCGGGCATCATGGTCGGGTTGATGCCCTGCGCCTGGGCGATCATCTGCATCTGCTGCATCTGCTGCTGCGCGGCGTTCAGCGTGACCATGTCGCCGTCCCAGATCACCGCCAGCATGCGCGGGCGCTTCTTGGCGACGATCGTAGGGTTAGAGGCGTAGAGTGCTGCCGTGCGCTGTTGGACGTGTCGCAAGGCGATGTTCGCGACATAGCGGGTCTCGTCCTGATCGTGGCGATCCTGCTCGGGCCACTGCCTGCCGTAGGCGAACTCCATGTTGCGGCGCATCCGCTTGAAGGTGCCGTCCATCTTGCGCCGGGCGTTCTGGATACGCTGGTTCCACCGACCCACGAGCTGGCGGCGCTGCTCGGATGGATCGGGCGGCTCGCGCGCGATCATGGAGGATTGCGCACCCGTGGGTTGCCCGGTGATCGGATCGACCGAGACGTTCATGCCGCCAGGCGGTTGTAGCGGCGGTGCGCCGGACCCGTAACCGGACATTACCAGCCCCCACTGGCGAACGAGAACGACGCCTGGCGCTTCTCGCGGTCCCGCTGTTGAGTAAGCCAACCAAAGCTGAAGGGTTTGGTTTTCTCCGGGATCAGCGGGTTGCGGATCGGGATCAGCTGCTGAAGCCCCAGCCCGATCAGCGCGAGCGCGTCGACAAAGTCATCGTGCTGGTCGTGCGGGAACTTCAGGATTTCATCACGCGCCATCGGCCACCAGGGCGCGTTCTCCGGGAAGTGGACTTTGTGCATCGCCATACGCCCCAGGATCGACTGAGCGCGGGTTTGTTTGTCAGCTATGGGTGTAACCTCGATGATGGAACAGAAGGTCTTCGTTTCGAGCATCCGCTTGCGCAGGAAGGGACCGATGGACTTCGAGATGTGGCTGCGCTCCGCCCACCAGAACAACGGGTGATGTTCGGCCATCATGACGATCATGTTGTCGACCGCGCGGTCGGACGTCATGGTGCGCCAGATCGCATCGATCACCCAGATGTCGTCTTCCTCATCGACGCCCACGGTCAGCAGGCAGGTGCGGTCACTGCCCTGCTTCATGGAGACCGCATGATCGGATGCGCAGTAGCGGCGCAGATCGCCGGGGAGGTCCTTCTTGCGGTAGAGCTTGATGTAGTCGGCCTTGAAGAACGTGCCGCCCTCGGGCGAGGGTCGCCCTTGATAGAGGGCGCTGAAGCCACGCGGGTCACGCCGCTTGATGCCCTCAAAGAACTCGACCCCGAAGCGGGATGGCCAGAGGGCTTCGTTTTCCTTGCGCTTCAGCACGTCATGTTCACGGGCTAACGCCGGCAGGTCGATGATGTGCCACTGCGCGGCTTCGTCGGCGTCGTAGTAGTCGTTCATCGGATCGATGATCCGACCCACGATGTCATCCTGGTGCCAGCGCGTCATGATGATCACGATGGCGCCCTCTTGCGTCATCAGGCGGGTGGAGGCGACGCGGTTGAACCAGGTCCAGCAATGGTCGCGCACGGTCGGCGAGTTGGCCTCCATGCTGTCCTTCACCGGATCATCGATAACAAACAGATCGGCACCACGACCAGTTGTAGTGCCGCCACGACCGACAAAAGCCAGAACACCGCCCTCAACCGTCTGCAAGCGATTGGCGGCCAGACTGTCCTGCTTAAGCTGGAACTCGGGAAACACCTGCGCGGTCGCCGGGTGTTGCAGGATGTCGCGCACAGCACGACCCACATCCTCGCTGAACTTGTCATTGTAGGTGCCAAAGATGATGGAGCGTCCCGGGTTGCGTCCGGCATACCAGGCGATGAAGCGCTTGCTGGCGAGTTCAGTCTTGCCATGACGCGGTGGCAACGATATGATCAAGCGCTTGATGCGGCCCTTCTCGACTTCCTCTAACGCCGCCGCCATGACCCTGTGAAAGCGCTGCGCGTCGTATTGCGAGT